TAATGAACTTTCTTACCGTTAAATTGCAAAACTTTAGGAAGTTTATTAATAGACTCATCTTTAACAGAGAAACCTAAACCTGTACCATGCATGAGAACATACAGGGCTTCAGGGAAAGCATCATAGCTGTCAATGTCCAAAAATGAACAGTTGTAAGCAGCAATGTGATTATTGTCTAATGCAGGACCAGCCGCCATCATCACCCGCATAGATGGTACAACGTCTCGGTTTAAGATAGCATTCTCAATCTTTTCCCAAGGTACTTCTACATTGTTGTTTACTTGTTTTTTAAAAGCGTTTATAACTCGTGTTACTGTTTCAGGCCAGATTTCTCTGCGACCTTCTTTTTCGCGCCAACGAGAATATCTACTTAAATAAATAAAATTTTCGTAAGCTGTAAATGGGCGGTATGTCATTGTTAATCCTTGGAGTATTGTCTAACAGTAACACCGGCTTCTTGAAGCACAGTGATACCTTCGTGAGGTGATAGCCGGAATAGGTCTCTGTAAACTACAGTAGCAATTCCTGACTGAATAATTGAAAGAGCACAATGCACACAAGGAGATAATGTAGTGTACAAAATTGCTCCTTCAGAGGAGGAGTGTGAACGCGTTATTTTTGCGAGTGCATTGATTTCAGCGTGTATCACGGTAGGTAAGGTTCGACCTTCTTTATTTTTGCATTCGTTATCGAAACCAGCAGGGGTTCCGTTATAGCCATAACCGAGTATGCGATCCTCTTTAGAGATTACGCATCCAACCTTAGTAGAACTGTCATAAGACTGTTGTGCTACGCGAGCAGCAATGTCCATCATAAAGGTTTCTTGTTTGTGGAATTTACTCATAGGGATTTACCTATATTGGTTAAAAACCCCCACTCGGAAGTAGGGGCATGTAGTTTCTTCTTTATAAGGCGGTATTTAAAATTGAAAAGATTTATTCATTTCTTCTTTTAATACTTCTGGCATTGTACGTCTTTTAAGGTCAATTTCAGCTTTAACCATTTCACGAATACGTTTAATAGTTGGCTTTTTAGGCTCAAATAAGGCAGCTTGTTGCACTACTTTTAAATCACCCGGAGTCATAAAGTCATAAAGACCAAGTTTGCTTTTCTTAAATTGTGGAAAGTACATTTGAAAACATTTCTCAGTCTGCTCTTCATTCATAAATTTAAACTCAGTCTTCAAGAATAGTCTACGAAGTATAGCAGGGTCTAATCCTTCCATAAAGTTAGAAGTGCAGAAAAAGATACCGTTAAAGTCATCAAGCTCAGTAAGTAACTGATTTGTAAAGGTTTTTTGGTGTTGACGATCAGCGTGATGTCTGCTTCCCGCCATAGAATCAATTTCATCTATTAACAAAATAGCTCTTTCTTCTTTAGCTTCTTCAAAGGCTTTATGCAAGTTCTTTTCACCTTCACCTACATACTTAGATTGTAACTCTCCATATGTCTTTTTGATAACCTTCATACCTAACTCTTTACCAATATGATTAGCTAAAGCACTTTTGCCTGTACCGGGTACTCCATAAAATAACCCTGTAATTGTTTTTGGGCGATCTTGTACTGGTTTGTCCATTATTGATTTTAATCTTTTTACTAGATTTTCAGCAGAAGGATCAATGTTGACAATAGATAAATCATAAACTTCTGAAAAATTTTCTAATTGAGCTTCTTCGGAAAGTAATGAAACTACAATATTTTTACCAAATACCATTTCAGTTACAGAGTTTGCTCCTTGTATTTTTTCTAAATAAGTATTTGCGCGTTCTCTAGTAGCTATAATTTTCTTTGCTATATAAAGTATTTCTTCTTTGTTAAATTCAATTGGACTTACCCTCAAAACAATACCCGGTATATCTTCACCTTCTAAAGTAACAGGTACTTCTTCCCCTAACGCCCACATTCTATCTGTAGCTCCAGAGGAATGTGAAGCAGAACTAAGACTACTTAGAAATGAATCAAGAGCAAAGAAACTTAATTCACTTCCAGAATCTTCCGAAGTAGAAGATCTGTCGGCGCTAACTAAATAATCATAAAAATAACCTAGCTCAATACCTAACCATTGCAAAATAGCATCACTACGCAAATAATAATCAAAAGGTCCAGAATTTAAAAGAGCTTCTGCTGTACCTACAGAGTTGTAAGTACCATAAGTACGCGCTATATGAGTGTTAGCGCCAGTAGGCTTTTTAAGTATTCCGGGTTTACTTACTAAGAAACTCTGTATGTAAGGCCCATTTAGAAAATCATTTACTATCTTAGATGATTCTTTTAAAGACAAATTTGGACCTTCTCTCGTTAGTTTAGCTGCTTCTTCTCTTTCTATGAGCTTGTCTGCATAACTAATTAAAAAAGAATGGAATTGTTGAAGATCCCTTTGTATACCTGTTTCTTTCCAACTACCAAAACTTTTAAGTGAATCACAAAGATCTAAACATTTTTCAGCATCAAACAAATCTGGCTCATTTTCAAGGAGATTAATATCCCACTTTGAAACACATTGATTAGAGTCATCATGTATTTGAATAAGTTTATTATAAATTTTAGCAGTCCGCTTAGAATCTAGGCTAGTATATCTAGCAATAATAATTAATGAAGTTACTAAAGCTTTAAAATTAACTATGTTGTATTCCGACATATTATTTCCTTAGAGTTCTGGTTCTTTATTGAAAGTACTGCCATCCACATAAACAAGACGACCTGTCTCTGCTTCGTAATAAGCGCCGCCTGCATTGCCTGTTTTACCTGTATACCTTGATTTTAAAACACGAATCTTAATAGTGTTCTTTTCTCTTTCATCGTTACTTACCATGTTACGAGCAAATGCGATAATCTGAAATGAAACTTGTTTAATAGAACCTGAGCCTTTAATATCATCCATAGATGGTAGCTTGCCTTCCTCAAATGCAGTTCCATTTCCACTTGTTTTTCTTAAGTGAGAAATAACACCTAGCCATACATTGTGTTTTTTACAAATCTTTAGAAGATCACTCATTACTTTATCTACTGCGCTATTAACATCCCCTTCTACTTCAGAAGTAGCAATTGTTAAATGATCTAGAATTAAATACTTACAACCCATAAGACACATAGTTTCAATCTTATCCATTAAAGAACCATCAGATACAGAGCCTTGATGATCCAACAAAATAATGCTCCGATCACCAAACACAGCATCAAAAGCTGCCTTTTTGTCTTCTTGGAGTACATCTTCTTTCTCCGTTAAATTGACTTTCATTTGCATACCAATAAATTTTTCTACAGTATCACCTGGACCTTCTTCCAATGAGATCATACCTATTTTATCTTCTGTAGTTTCTTTAAGATGCAAAACAATCTCTTTGATCATTGTGCTTTTACCGGAACCCGTACCAGAAGTGAACAAGTCTAATTCGCCAAATCGCATACCCTTAGTTAGCTCATTAACACCCTCCATACAAGGAGGATAAGGAACAGACTCTGTTGCTTCACGCTCTAAGAATTTATCCCATAAAGTATCACCTTGAAGAATACCAGAAGGTGACCAAGGTTGCGCATCCCAAATCGCTTTAAGAATATCCATATATCCGTGTTTAATTAATTCATCGTTAGCATCTTTTTCTTTTAATTTAGCTATTTTTACTTTATCAATACCGACTATGGAACAGGCCTTGTCTAGTGCTTTTTTGCCAGCTTCATCGTTGTCAAGCATTAACACTACTTCATCAAATTGCCTTACCCAGTCTCTTTGCTCAAGCAAAGCCTTAGTGCCACTTGCAGAAGGAAGAGATACTACGGGATAGACTTGGCCATACTTCTTCATAGATGCAGTAGCTACAGCCATAGCATCTAGTTCGCCTTCAGTAATAATTAATCTTTTACCACCATTAAACTTAGATTGGCCGAAGAGACCTTCAATACCTTCAACTACACGAAAGTCTTTAGGTAGTGTTCTGACTTTATATCCTATGGTCTTATCAACACCATAAGGGTAATAATGTTCGTTAACATCCCCGTTAAGGTCTACACCTGCTTTTACTCCAAAGAATTCACAAATGTCTTTAGGTATTTGTCGTTCTTTAAAACCTCTTGTCGAATAAGTATTTATCTCATCGAGAGACACTTTCGAATAGTTAGAAGTATTAGAAGATGCAACAGCTGTAAACCCTTCCGGGGTTTCATTAGGGTTCTTGTGAATGGCATCACAAGCCATACACTTTGCAGGACCGGATTCATACACAGCTACTGCGTCACTCGAACCGCAAGCAACACATTCACTGTGTCCTAGGAAGCTAGATTTTTCTTGCTGCTTCTTCATTTAGTATTATCCTCTTGCTTTATTTAAAATTTTATATGATTTACTTAAACAACTCTCCATTTCCTTATGTTCAGTCTTAGACTCTTTAGGGACAAATCGAATAGCGGCAACCTGATTGTTATACCACATACGTTCACCCTCTAGGTCCCTCTCTGTCATTGTCTGTAAAACCATTTGTAGATAGGCCTCAGTATAGGATAACCACGCTCTTGTCTCAAACACACCAAGAATGTGATATTCGAATGTATCGCCACCTTTAATAGCAGCTTTTACATGCGAGCTGGATGACTTGTACAAGCGCCACAGAGCAGCACCTGTCTTAGTCATAGAGTTTCTTTTAAACGCCCAGAATTGTCTCTTACCTACATAAGCCATTCCAGTATTCTTGTTTACCATCAAGTATAAAAATCCGAATGATTCTGAAAGTTTCCTGTCTTTACCCGTGTAACTCCAATGACCCAGCTCTTCCTTGAGCTTGGTGTCCTTGGGTACATACTTAGCTTTCTTCTTCAATGTTGGTCGGGCCATCATTATCCTCCAACTTAAAGTGTCCATCACGAGTAGGTAAAATATGTATTAACGTACCTGTGTGCATTATTTCTTCTCTCCATTTATCCCCTACTTTTTCATAATAGGCATTAATGACCGCTTGTTTCCTTTCACCAATAGCATAACCTTCTAAAATCTTTTGAGCTTTCTTAGGGCCAATACCTCTAAGACCACGGATGTTATCTACACCGTCACCTGTGAGTATCTGTATCCAGTAATGAACATCAGCCTCATCTTCATCCATATATATAAACTTATTCTTATGAATTAAATAATGAGTACCTTCGATGCACAACAAGTCTTTATCGATTGAAGCTACAACAAAAGGTATGCCAGCGTCACGAGCTTCTTTAGCCCATATATGGACTAAGTCGTCTGCTTCCATACCATCTGAGGGTTCTGCTAATCCTTCCTCAATTAGATAGTTGCGCATATCCATGAAGTAAGGGTTGTTTGCTTTAGACTTATGGCGATTAGGAGTATTCTTATAGTCAGGAAAGAATTTAGTTCGAAAGTTGTTAGCGCCTTGAATAGCTATTTTAACTTCAGTAGCAAAGCATCGTTCTCTAATTTCTTCAATCATTTCTTCAAACCTATCTACAGCATCCTCAAAGCAATTTTTGTTCCAAGCAGAACGAAAAGCTACTACATCGCCATCAACAATTAACAACACTACGAGTAGAACTTACTAAAGAAAGCTTTAAATCGTGCTACAACACCATCAAAAGGGTCGGGAGCTAATACTTTCGTAAGTGCTGCATCTTTTACTGCATTAGATAATTCAATTTTTTGCTCACGGTCTTGAATTTGAGTTTCAGTCTCAACAACACTATTAGCAACAAGCGTGGCCAAGTCTCGTTTATTCATATTCTTAATACCTTTTTCTTGGTACTTAGAAGCCATACGAATCAGTGCAGCACGGTTGTTGTTTTTGATCAGAGATGCGATTTTAGTTTCAACGGTCATAATTATTTTCCTTTCGAGTATTTAGTTTAGTTACATTATTTGTGGCGATGTCAGAAAGCTGGATATTATAGGTAGAAGCAATAGTTGCTACGTACCATAACACATCTCCTAACTCGCTCGCTACTTCTTCTTGCTTAGGGTTTTTACGATCACTTCTTAACTCTTTCATACGCTCAGAACACAGCTCTCCTACTTCGGCAGATAATCCTATAAATAGAGTATCAAGGCTTGGGTGTTTTGTAGCGAAAGAAGTTGCTTCAGCTTGATATACATCTAAATTACTAATTTTCATAAAGTACCTCTTGAGTATCCCATTCTTCTACGTGTATAGAATCGTCACCAATATACTGCGGGGCGCCTAACCCAGATAACTTTAGTCTATAAGTGTTTCCAGTTTTAGTTAATATTAGGAGGCTATCATTACCGTAGCTTATTGTTTCTATCTCTTGACTAATGATGTAGTTAGGTACTTTCGCTGTATAAGAAGCAGCTACTCTGTAACTCCTATCTATATAAATGCTAGTAATCTCGTCAGTTAGCTCTGCCATAATATTTTCTATTTGAATTTCATTTTCAGTTAACTTTGTCAATTATTAACCCTCATCTTTGTAAATGATCATACACCCTGCAACAGCAAGAGTAGCTGCTATCGGGTTCGACACTGTAGCTCCAAGGATTATAAATGCGCCTATTGGTTTGTTATACTTATTAAAAAAGTCTTTAACTGCATTGTAAATGTTTTTAATATTCATAGTATTTCCTATTTAGTAATATATTTGTAAGCGCCAACTGCTGCGCCTGCTGTTGCGCAGAACCCAATTTCAAGAATAGGCAATGCTGCACCAATAAAAGCACCTGCCAAGCCGGCATAGACAATATGTTTAACAGCAGGTTTCTCCATGCTATCACATATAAAGTCCCATACTTTTTTAAAAAACTCTTTAGTATCAGGAGAGTTAACCATAGCTTTAGCTGATTTAGTTGCTTTATTGTATTTTTCTTTTAACATTTATTATTAGACCTATTATTTTATAAAGAAGAGCCGTCTGCTATTATAAGCGAGGCTAAGACCTTCCCCGAGCGGGGCACAGGCGGTTGTAGAACGATTTAAACATTGACCTTCAAAGTGCTCTCTGTGACCATCTTTCCTAGTGCCACCTAGTTCTTTATCGATTGCTTCGAATTCAGCGCGTAGGCATTCACCAAGAGTGCGGTGTTCAGATATGGCTTCAAGCGAAATCCATTCGGCATCTTCGTAACGTTTAGAAGCTCTATGAGCCTTAGTACGTCCAAGGATGTCAGTTGTGGATCCTATGTAAAATTTAAAACCGATGTGACCTTTATGCTTTGAAGTAATTTTATATACGTAATGCATAAGTATCCTTAATTTGGTTTATTCTAAATTCTTAAAGTAAGGATGTGTTCCTTTGAAAATTTTGTAGCATTCAGAATAAAAATTAATTATTTCTTTCCGTTCTTCCCATAAGATTACTATTGGAATATAGATAGGAGATATTAAAAATAGTCCGATTGCTTTAACAATAAATAAATATTTTTTCTTCTTCACGATGCTTTTCCTTTACTCTCTGTATTTAAGGTACCGTTAAATTGTTCGTCACGATATTTTGCCTCATCTTGCATCACTTTGTACAAAGCTGGGCGCATGTGCCATTGCTGTGTTTCTAAAATAGCTCTAAGGTGATATGGGTTTAAATCAGCAACTTTCACATAACACAGAGGCTTGTCACCATCCTTACCATAAGTTCCCCACTTGACCACCTCTCTTATTACTTCATGGCTATCGTCTGAAGTGACAGTTAGCATTTCCTCATCACCATTAGCAGAGCATCTAACGTAGTCGAACCCACCATCTAGCATATACTCTTTGCCGTTAGCATCAGTATGCGTAACATAGTCGTGACGATGAATGGACTCAAGTATTGTCCCGTCAGGTGTCTTCATTCTATTATTTAATATAACGCTCATAATTTACTTACTCCGCTTCGGGTAAAGACCGTGAACATTGCCACCAACACTGCCACAAACATTGCCACCAACATTGCCACCAACATTGCGACAAATATTGCCACCAACATTGCCACAAACATTGCCACAAACCGTGCCTACAACATCGCCTAAAACATTGCCACCGACATCGCCACCAATATCGCCACCGACATTGCCCCCGACATAGCCCCCGACATTGCCATAGATATGTCTTTCAACATCGCAGCTAACTTCTTTTAGTGTGTAGTGACCGTCCTTATCTTTATCTAGTGTTATATTCTCTCTTACAAAATCTAGTATTTCTTTATCTGTTAGTTTCATTACGCTCTCCTTAATGAGTTTCATACCAATTATCACCTGACATAGCTTCACCGTCCATACAAATAACACCAAACAACTTAGGTGCTTCTCTAAATGATTCAGCGGCTATTTCCATGGCTCGTTTAACCTGATCCTCTCTTACTGAAAGCTGGAACTCATCGTGATAAAGAACCATAGGGCGTACATCTATGCCTTCTGCTCTCATCTTGTTTACAGCATATACATAAGCAGCTTTACAAGTTATAGATTCCATACTCTGTAGTAAATAGTTAAGAGCCTTGTGTCCGGAGTCTAGATATATACGTCTACCGTCAATCGCTGGGATGCTTGCTCGTTCTTTGCGATGCTCGCACATCTTGACGATCTCCATAAGGCGATCCGTGAGACGCTTGAAACCGGGAATAGCAGCGGCAAATTTGGCACGGGATTCTCCTCCAGCTTTCTTATTGCGGACACCTGTGAGTATAAGGCCAAGCTTTTCGAGTCCAGCGCCGAAGAGGAATGCGTAAATCCACGGCTTAGCAGTACTGCGTTTACAGCCAAGAATATCGGCGTTTTTCTGATGCACATCTCCATTAATTACCTCATTCGTAAAGTCTTGATCTTTGATATAATGACACAAAGCTCTAAATTGATTACCAGAGCTATCAGCGCCTACCACTTTATACCCTTTCTCACAACCAAATAACGAACGCATTTGTTTACCCCAAGCAGCATCACTGCCGGGAACATTTACAACAATCTTATGTCGTGATCGACCAGTAGGGGTTCCAATAACAAACATGTCGCCTCTAAGCCTTCCATCATCATCTACGTTTTTAATCCAACCATTTAAAATACCTAATCGGCTTTTAGTTGTTGTATACGTATCAATTAACAACCCATCTCTACCCAATAAACTTAGTGATTCAGAACAAAGTTTAGGCGACTTCTTTTTGAATTCTTTACCTACTTTTTCCCAGTTCCAGTCTAAAGGCTCCCATCCAATAGAATAAAGGTGGAGTTTAACAGCGTCCATTGATGTAATATCTGGATATACGAATTCAACACGATTGTATTCACCGTCTACCATTCGGGCACTTGTCTGGCCGTTTTCTGAGGGTATCTTAAACCAAGAAGATGTTCTGGCCATATAGCCACCATTTATCTTGAACTCAGGAAACTTCGTTTTTCGATCTAAACACTTAGCCTTCATTTTCATTTTTGGATTCATTTCATTTTCAATATTTTGAATCTCGCACTCCATTTCGAATTGAAGCTTACGAGCAGCATCAATATCAAACACCCAGCCGCCTGCTTGAGCTTCCGCTGTGAGCTTTGCAACTTCGTGCTCATTACGCATAGATGTGAAGAACATCTTTTTCTTATCAGGTTCCATGTCCTTCGTGTAAAAGGTCATTTCTCTTGCTAATAGGCGATACACCTTTTCATTGATACCAACATCTTCTCTGCATCGATGTAACATATCATCACTATAATTTAACCAATCTTCGTGTTCTGGTTTTTTCTGACCAAGATACTCGCCCCATAAGGCAAGAGCATGGCGCCCATTACCAAATCGGTCGTAATCAAGCACTTGCGACATAATCATTGTATCTCGAAGAATAGTTTTGGGGTTGGGAGTCCATCCAATTAATTTCTTTATTACTGGTAAATCATATGAAAGTATGTTATGACCAATCAATTCTTTGGCCGCGTATAGATGATCCCATGCTTTTGCTAAAGGCTCTGCTGTGTCCGAGTGGTCACAGAAAATGTACTCTTTACCTGTATCAAGGTCTCTTGTAACTACCATCCATATTTTATTTGCGGCAAGCTTTTTCCCTTGAGTAGAGAGCAAGCCATTAGCTTCTATATCCCAAATTAATTTCATTTATATATCCTATGTTATAACAAAAACCATTAACTCACCTTGTATTTTTGTTTCATACAAGTTGTCTTCCTCTTCTCCTATTTTAATTACGTGATGACCTAAAACCCAATCGAGATATTTAGGCATTATATCTTCATTTAATTTTATATGAAAAATAGTTTCAGAACGAGTTATATTGTATTTAATATCAGTAGCTCTTGTTTGGTTTTGAAACAGGGAAACAACTGTATCGGCAATTACTTTACTTCTATTCATTTAAGTGCGCCTTGATGGACTAAATCTTCATAAGTCTTCCACAGTTTTCTGAATTTCAATTCTCCGATAGAAGACAAGCCTAATAAGGCATTTGAAGTCTTATCACAGTCTGTTAATTCAGCGTGGAACACGAGATCTATATCATTAATAATAGACCAGCAATCCATTATTTGTGTTTCTAGGTCAAACCTATCAGTCGTTGTTTTCAACATTTATTTCTCCAGTTATTTATTAGCTCTTTGATAAAAATAATTAAATGGTAAATAAAAAGGTGCGATTAAAAGTACGCTAGCTACAATTAGCACCCACTTTAGTACTATGAAAATATTAGTCATTATTGTCCACATGGATCTCTCCTGTTTGTACAAACTTAACTAGACAATTAGTGTACCAACGAGCTTTACGAATGTCTTGCTCATAGTCATCTTTCTTGCCTGCTCGCATTAAATACTTGTATACTTGACCAAATAAGTGAGCTTCAACGCCTGACTTGCCATCTAACATATGTTGCATCATTTGCATATATTGCATACCAGGGACTACATCATTATAGTGCTTACCCGATACATAATGGTCTACATCTTTTTCTGGATTGTTATCAAATTCAGCTTCTACATTAAAATCTTCCATTAAAGGGTCACTACCATCAGAGCCATAAGGGCACTCAGGTGTCAAGGATTTTGCATACATCCATGTCATATCTTTATCTGCTTCCATTAAAGGGTCACTACCATCAGAGCCATAAGGGCACTCAGGTGTCAAGGATTTTGCATACATCCATGTCATATCTTTATCACCCATGCTCACTCCTCTAGCCCAGTCATCAAACTCTTTTTGAACAACAGGGTCTTCGAAGGTCTCTGCCCACTTAGTGGACAAAGCAAGTTCACGCATGTCTGCTTCTGACTTAGACTTACCCACAGGTTTCTTATGTGCCTTAGTTGCGGCATCCCACTCAGCAGGTGTTGCATCATTTAGCTGACGAGCTGCTATACCAAACGCACTATCTTTTACACTTATTTTCATATTATATTCCTTTGTTATTAGATGGGATATGAGACGAGGCGCAGCACCTGCAGCTTGAGCATCCTCGAAGTCTACTGTTTCGTAACGATGGAGGGTCTCTCTTTGATGCACCTCATAAAAACCTAATAATGGCAAGCCAGCTATATTAGCAGCTATCGCTAGTATTTCATAGTCTTCAAAAGTAACACTAAGGTTTTCAACAAGTTCTTTAGCAGAAACTTTAGTTATGTTTTTTAAACTAGCCAAATCCACATTAATCATTTTATACATCTCCATTATCGAATATACATTGGTCTTCATAAGGTGCTACATATCTGCGATAAAACTCTAGGTTTGCTCCATTGAGTGCGCCTAGGATATCATTGCAGTTTTGATAACGCATATCTGAATTAGCAAACATTTCTTTAATTAATACAGCAATCAAGTATTGCAGCTCGCCTGCTGTTTCTGGGGGTGACGTTTTTATTTCTTTTACTAAGTATTTAAAATTAGTACGATCTTCAGATTTAATATATGGCATTTTAGTAACCTTTAATTATAGTAGGAGGAAACAGCTTCAAGCGCGTCATCGATATTATAAAATTTTTCAGTGTAAATAGAGTCGAGAAAAGGGTGAGGCTTGTCATCTTTATCTGCAATCATTATAATAATCTTGTTTTTCATATGAGCATACATAAGTTCCATACTTGTTCCAGTACCTCTACCTGAAGAACGTCTTACATCTGCTAATACAACTGTCGATTGAGCGATATCTTGTAGATCTTGTTTAAAAATACGCTTAGAAATATTCATAGATCTGATTTCATCTTCTAAAAACTCATTTACTTGTTTATGAAAAGATACACGCCGTGTAGGGTCTAGTGTGTAAATTTCTTGGTATTCAAGAAAAAGAGTAGCTTTTGTTCTCCAGTCTTTCATTTCATTTACTGATACATCTTCCATTGAACCTGCTAAGTACACATAATTCATCTTCATATTAATCCTCGGGTTCTAATAAATCTTCACGACCTACAGCTATGCAAACGCTTGAATACTCATCTGCATGATCTGGGTCAATTTCCCAAACATACAAATTAAAAGCAATTCCATTATCTACATAAAATTGAAATCTTGCTGCACCTTCATAATTGTCAAGTTCACTAATCATTTTCTATCTCCTGAGGTTCGCCCCATCCAAATACAACTAAGCTAACAAGTTCGTCATCTTCTATAATATTGCTACCATCTTCAGTAATTAAACGCCAATCTGCTATGATTTCATCTTCTTCAAGAACATCAAGAAGGGTCATTTGTAACATAGCAACATCTATTGGTATATGACTAATAGTTGTAGCTTCGTAAGTATTAAATAGTTCTTTGATGCTTTTATCTTTTTCTTTAGACATTAGTATTCCTTGTTTTGATTAAAAACCCCCACAGAAGTTAATCTGCAGGGGTTGAAAGGTTTTTACCATTGATCGTCGTCAGAGTCAGTATCGACAGGCACAACAACTTGAGTTGCACCTTCATCTTCAAAGCTTAATCCAGCTTTAGACTTGTACTCTACAAGGCGTGTCACTTGGATACCTTTAATGCTTGAGCCAGTACCGGTTTTACCATTCATTGTAAATTCATATTGATCGATTTGAACATTACCAATAGAACCATTACCAATGATAGTACCATCAAGAGGCATTAATTGGCCATCTACAACAGTAGGAGGCTTACGGAGTGTACCGTCACGCATTGCTGCTTTAGCTTTAAGATTTACTTGATAAAACAAGCCATCATCATCTTCTTTTGGTGTTACGTTTAAAGAGTGATCTTTCCAAGTCTTTGCTTCGTCTTTTGAACGAGTTCGGATTTGGACTTCCCAGTGAGGCTGAGGAGCGTTAAAAGGGTTTACTGGAGAAGCAGGATCAAGTTTAGCCCAAAAAAGTTCTGCATTACGGATTACGATTGACATAGGGTATTTCCTTTAAGTATTTTAAGTTTGATAATGAGATATTCATTACCTAGTTTTATGTAAGTGTTTTAGTTTTTAAATATACATAATAATAACACCCCTTATGGGCATTAATGTTATGGATAGTGTTTCTTCTTTATAAGGCGGTATCTTAACAAAATGCGAAATCAGATTCCATTATTGCATTAAGATCTAAGTTACCTTTTGCTGGTAAAAGCTCTAAAGCATTTACTTGAGTTAAAACTTGTTCAAGCGGTTTACTACTATAAAAGCCTACAAAAGTTTCTCTAACAATCTTAAACATGTTTCCCATATCTCCTATATGACAACCGAAGCTGTCGTGAATTACTGTAACAGGGAAGTCACAAGCTACTATAGTAGATGTTAAATGAGCCGCATCAAAAGAATGAACTAAGTTAGGAGCTGCACCTGTTTTTTGCGCTCGCTTTTCTAGCTTTCTTCTTTCATACGGACGTATTGTAAGCCTTAAAGTTTTAGGAGGATTATACAGCGATCTAGATTCTCCTCTACCTTTATATTTAGCTCTGCTTGTACCTTCACCGCAAAAACTAACTTCAAGCTGAACTTCTTTAGTAGCCTCATAAGCTTGGACTACCGGAAATCCAGTTATAGGTACATTCCACTTTAAGAATACACCTTCATCATTAGCTCTTTCAGCTAGTGTCCTAAACAAGTCAAGCATTGCTGCTGGTCCTTTCATGTTAGAAAGTGTGGTATCCATTAGCAAGTCGCCAAAGGGGTTGACCCATCCTTTCTCTTTAAATTTAAGCTCTTCAGATAAAGTGCGAGTATCATCAAATACCTGCTCTCTTACACCCATTTTAGTAACACCGTAACCTAAAGTCATAACAGGTCTTTTTACGGTCTTTCTTTGGAGCTTTTTGTCATTTGCTAATCGCATCCAAAATGGAACAAACATTCCTTTAGTTTCTTCACGATTATCTTTACGCCACTGATCAAGTTCTGCAAATACAGCGTTTTTGTCTTCTTTAGTTACAGTTTTTTCCATCTTAAGTTTAATAGTTGTTACTTCTTTAATAAACCTATCAGCATTAGCTTTTAATTCAGGTGAAATTTGTTCATACGCTTTTGCTAGTGCTTCCCAAGTTTTTTCCGCAACAAACATGTAAACATCTCCGGGAACTTTAGTAGGCACAAGGTTAACGAGATGAGCAACAGTATCATCTAAACTTAAAGCGGTTAAATGCTGTACACCGTTGTTAGAGCCATCAATAAACAAAGGTAAAGAACTTTCGTACTCCTCTATATTACCTCCGTAATTAAGCCGAAGATTTATTTTGTACCATTCAAAACAACAAGCTAAGAATGACCATGACTTATCCGCTTTAGTCCATCCATTATTATTATAAGGGTCGCTAGCGTAAGCACATATGTCATCCATGTTATCTTGAACCCACTGAGCCCTATCATCTAATGTTAACTTGTCTTCACCCCAGCAATTAGCTGTATGCACACTAAGCCAATAGGCACCTTCTTCCCCTAATGGTTTTTTATGGTCATACAGAATTAAGCCTTTAGCGTTATCAGAAGACTGCTCATGCAAGTAAGAAGAACCGGGGTATATACGGCCTCTAAAGTCACAATTGTATCTGTGATAAAAGGTTTTATTTAGAAAGCCTTCTGCAATTGCAAGAATAGCATCAGCCTCTAAGAACATACCTTCTCTGCTTGGTTTTCTTTCTTCTTTTTGATGTTTAAAAGGAGAATCTTTGTCTATAATAAAATCACGAGAGAATACAGTTTCTCTATCTTGTTGTTTTAAAAGAGTTTTATAAACAGAAAATACTTCATGGTTTATAACATAACCTGTGTTTTGTAATTTATTTAGAGCAGTAAGTACTATCGGGCAATTGTCCTTATTAACTTGCTTTAGAGCTTCCGCATTACCTCTACGAATTAGTGTATGACCATCTACATGATAACCAGTTTCCCAATCAGGAGACGGAGTAGATCGAGGACTTTCTTCTAAAGCAGCTACATCCAAAGTAGCCCATAGCTCATCAAATAACGGCTCATTTAATAAATTAAGATGATAAGTAGAGTGTTCAGTTCTACTAGTACTTTTTCCTCTTTGGTGCATTTTTTCTACACTTAATAGTTTAAAGTTAACAGAAGGTTTGTCCTTATTGCAATAAGCTTCCATTATTTTTAAACCAAAGTACAAGGCAATTTTAGTTTCATTTAAAGGATCTTCATCTACACCTATATTTCTTCGAACTTTACTACCAAGTCCTATTGCTGTTTCTGTTAACATTGATCTACTTCTTAACGCCATTAGCACTGAACCAAGAGTCATTTCAACAATTTTATCTATGGTTTCATCCCAGTCCATCCCTTTATCTTCAAGATGTTTTGGAAACCATTTGTTGGTATTTCTCCCGTCCTTCGTGTCTAACAGGCGTACTGCCATGCTATGTCTTAGGCGTTCTTTCGGCATTCTTTACTCCTAATTAATTTAACAAAAAAAAAAACATCTGCCCCCTGCCCTCTACAAGTCCTACACGAGACACTAATAACCCTAAGGTTATCAATGACTTATGTAGAACCTGTAAAGGACAGGGGGCTAGACGCGCTGGGCGTAGGACGTTATTTACAGGCGCGTCCGCCTTTCTTGACTATTTTTCTAGCATTAAAAATCATTGATTTCTGTTCTTTTGTTAAGGAAGACCATTGTTCTGGAGTGAATGTAAAGTTAGCTTTTTGCCTTAGGGATAAAGATTGGATATCCATTATTTCTTTCCTTTAATATTATTCATAATAGTTTTACGCTTTTCTTCACTATACTTAGACCACATTTTAATGTCTTCTAAGTTTCTTTTACAACCTGTGCAAGTGTCTTTATAAATTTTACAAGCTTTGATACAAGGAGAACTTGCTGGTTTTTCCATTAATTATATTCCTTAATTAAATCTTCTTTAAACCATTTTTGACAAGCTTTAACTTGAACACCCACTCGACTTTCGCCACACTCACTGGCTCGGTATTTAACTCTATCTTCGATTATTACATTAAACAGCTTAATTGCTTCTTTAAAACCCTGGGTGGCTACTACTTTATGAGCTACATCAAAGTTAATATCTCGATAAGTTAATTCTGCAAAGTGATAAGTTTTCATATTAGTTTCCTTTATTTTAAAAAGTTTGGAGTAGAAGTAAATTTGTAAGTTGCCATGTAAGCCTTAGCGCCTTTGTAATACGCTTGATAAGATAATACACACTCATTCCAAGACTTAGGTTGCTGCCTGCCTTTAATATAATACTCTTCCGGCATACATAATGGAGGGATAGTTAAATTTTTAATATTAATAGATGTTTGCAAACTACAAGGTATATACGCTAACGTCTCTTTTAACTTAGTTTCACTGAGATGCACTTTACCGTAGCGCTTAGTATACTCATCACATAAGGCAACAAAGTGCATATAGCTCCATACATAATTGGCCCCACTAGTTCGAACCCAAATTGTAGAAGGGTGGTTAAGGTGAGTCTTTTTATACAGCAAGCAATCATCTGTAACTATTTTAGAAGTAAGCTCCCGGTGGGCTGTACTAAGCATTTGTGCAACTTCAAGTATCATTTTGACTACATGCTTGTCACACATTAGTATAGCTGACTTTGTAGGAGATTTATTTAAAACAAATAAGTTCATTTGGCTTTCCTATTTATCAAACAAGTCTAGTTGGTTGCCATCAATAAGAAACATCCTTGATTTTAAAGACTTAATCATACGTTGGTTGTCTTCACTATCTTGCTCAAGCAACTCAATTTGTCTCGTTAATTTACGGATACTAGCTGTTCTTGAGTTCATTGCACTTTTAATTTTAAAGTCTTTCCACCAGTTTTTCATAATGATAATCCTTGGGCATGTTTACCTAAAAGTTCTATAAGATGTAATACAGTTAAAACAAATGAAAGAGCGCCTACACCAAGGATAGACATTCCGATTACTTCAATACCTTTGTCACTTATATTCATTTTACACCAATCCAATCTGCTATTTTAGCAGCAACTGTAGTTAAAAGAAGACCTATAAAATTTACAACAAAAACACCAGCAATAAAAACAACAATAGTTAACATCGTAAAAGAAGTCATAATATTTTCCTTTAGTTTAATAAATAAACAATAATACTACCAACAATAAGAAGTGATACAGATATGATTAAAAAACCTCTTTCAAGCGCTCTAAAGTCAACCTGCTTACTTAACGCTTTATATGATTTAGCCCAGACTACAGCGGGGATTACAGAAGACATTGCGCCTGCTATAAAAGTACCTGCATTATTAAATTCGCCATCTAGTGCTAACCAGAGCGCTAACCCTTCTAAAAAGAATACAGACAAAGCAATTAATGTTGCTATTGCAATAATTTTAAAGAAAGTTTTTAAGTTAGAAACAAAATTTGTCATTTTAATATACCATATTTAGTTTAAGAATCTGTCTCATCAGCACATGTAGATT